TCTGCTATCTCTTTACCCATAGGTGTATTTTCATCCCAAAATGTTCCTGGTTTTCCTTCATCAAATGCTTTTCTAGCAGTTGCAAATACTTTTTCTATACCTTCTTGTTCAATTAATGTTTGTGCTCTTAGCCTTCTTCTTTGTGTTGTAGATTTAATTAAAGTTACAATATCTGGAACTTCTAATGTATAACCACTAAATTGATTTATTAAATCAATACTATGTCTAATAAAATCTATAGATACTTCATTTTCAAATTGACCTGTAGCTTGTCTTTTAGTAATAATATCTATTTCGTCTAATGGATAAAATTCAGGTGTTCTGGATGGTTTAACGAAATCTGCAACTGTGTCATCATATAATCTTTTTTCGCCTTTTAGTTTTCCAAACACTTCATTTATTTCATTATCTGACAGACCAAACAAATAACGCATTTGTAATGCACCTTCTGTTCTAAGCAATCCATCATAATAAAGTTCTTGTCCTTTATTCCATAGACCATTGTCAAGTGCGTCATAAAAATCTAATAGCATCTTGTTTAAACGACTTTCTGGAACTTTTAATAAATTACCCATTCTTGCAAACATCACTACAGACTTCTGTACTTCTCTCATATCAAACTGTCCAGCATTAGCTAATCTAACATCTGTACCATTCATTAATTCTTTAATATTTTGAAATACACTATCAGTCTTTCTGCTTCCACCTCTTCTACCAAGTGCAGTAATACCATCATCTAATTGTGCTTCAGCAAATCCTCTAAGCATGTTATCTGACATAACTTTTGCTTGTATTCTAAATTGACCTGTTTTTCCTAATGATGCACCACCATAAACCATATCTGATAAATATTGTTTAGAAAACCCATCTTGAAATGCTTGTTTAACCAATAATGGGTCAGTTACATCTGATAATGTTTTAGCAAACTTATGATTAAAACCTGAATTTATTAAATCTAAAAATATTGGTTTGCCATTTTTGTTAGCTTCAACAAGTATTGTTGATAGCCCATCTAGTATTTCATCATTTTTTTTCCAAAACTCTTCTACTGTTCCACCATCATCTACAAATCTTTTCATTTCTTTTTGAGCACCAGCTAAAACTTCATCAAAGTTATTTGGTACTTTTCCACCTAAACCAACACCTTTAGATAATAAAACACCTAAATCAGTTGCATACGCAGCAACTAAGTTAATAGCACCACCCATAATTCCAGATATACCTTTATTTGGGTCAAATGATAATTCATTTAATGCTTCGTCTTTTTTATCATATAGCTCTCCAACTATTTTATTTTTTTGGTCTACTGTAATTTGACCATCATCAAAAGCTCTTTCTGCTTGTAGTATTTGCAAATCATAATTTTGTTGTATATCTTCATACATAATATTTTGTGGAGAATATCTACCAGGCATATTACCAGTAACTAAATAAGCAATATAATCACCAGTGTTAGTACTTAATTGTGCTCTTTCATAACTTTCTCTAAGTATTCTATTTTGTTCTAAATTTTCTGGTGGAGTTAATACACTAAGTAACGAACCAGGTTCAGAACCTTCACCTAATACTGTTTCCCATTTTTCAAACGCAATACTTATTTTTTCTAAAGGAGTTAAATCTCTTTTTTTATTTTTTTCTTGTACTCTTACCTCATCTAAATAAGCATCTTTAATATCTTCATAAGCAACTTGTATATCTGTTTTTTGCCAGTAAGCATCCCCATTTTTATCTACTACACCATTAGCAATTAACCATGATTCTGTTTTAGCTATAGCATCACTAATAGGAATTTCATCATCAAATAATCCAGCTTTATTTATTTTTACTAAACTTCCAATCGCTTTTAAATAAGCCTTAGTAGTAACACCACGCATCATCCATTCACTTTGATTATTGTTTCTTCCATTTTTTTCAAACTCTATAGCATCTTGTCTTGTTAATCCTTTTTCTGCTAAAATCTCTTCTTCATAAGGAGCAGCTATAGCACCAAGATTTGCTGTTCGTCTACCAAGTGAATCAAAAATACTATTTAAACCTAAAAACAAAGTTTGTGTAAATGCTTTTTTTCCTTCAGTTCCAAACAATTCATTTCTTGTATTGGAATATACTTCTTTGTTACTTTTAACAATTTGACTAACTTGTTTTAACCAATCAGTAACTGCATTAGGTTTTCCTTTAGTAATATTTACTTTTATTGGTTTAGTTGTTTTATATAATTCATAATATGTTTGAGGAGGTACATTTAACTCTGCTGCTGATATTACTAATTCATCTAATTCAGAAGGAGTTAAATCTTTTAATATTTTGTAGTTAGTAGCTAATGTATCAATGTCAGCACCAAGTTCAACTTTTTTAGTATCTTTTCTTTTGTTGTAAGCAATACCTTCTTCTATTGATTTGTAGAAATCCTCATTCCATTTGTTATAAATGTTCATTAGAACCTCTGAATTGTTATTGGAGCTTTTTCCTTAATTAACTCTATTAAAATCTGTGTGTCTGTATTTGGTGGTAATTGAACAATTTGTTGTGGTTGTGTATCTGCTAATCCAGATTCATTAATTCGTTCTGTAGGTTTAGCAAATATATCTTCAGGTTTATAGCTTGGCATACCACCAGTAGCAGCAACTTGTTGTTTGAATCCTGGAGGAGGTCCACCTACTGCAGATATTTGTTCTTCTTGATTTGTATAACCACGATATTCTTTTGAACCTGGAATTGGTTTTAAAACTAAATCTTGAAACGCACCATCTATTTTAGGTGTTTTTCCTTTTCTACCACCTGGCATTTTTGTCATCCTCATCTGGATTTTCCATTTCAAATCCTATATCTATACTAATCCATACTCCAGGTATTGGAGTAGGTAAAAACATATTACCTAGTGGCATATTAAATTGTGATAAAAATGTTTTATCTATGATTGGGTCATCTTCAAATTCTGGTAATTCCCAGTTTTCTTGATTAATAATATTAAAAAACTTTTCATTAATATCAGAAGGGTTCTTAGCCAAGAGGTCCTCCTATTGGTAAACCAGGACCTGCAGCTAATTGTTCTGGTGGTAATCCACCACTTAATCCAGCTAACACAGATGCTATATCTGGTTCACCTTGTGGAATTGCTGGTCCACCTAAACCAGCTAACGCTTCTTCTTCTGGACTTAATTGTGGTTCTTCTGGGGTAAAAAACTTATCTAAAATACTTGTAATGTTTTGTGGGTTTTTTCTTATCTCAATAGCTGCCATAGTTGCTTTTGGATTACCTTGTGAAGCCTGTGCCATTAATGATTCAAATAATACATTCTCTGCTCTTTCAGAGTTAACTCTATTTTGAATCTGTGATATATTATCTAAACCATCAAGATTTTCTTGTAGTGTTTGCATATCAATAACACCTTGTTGTTTTAATTGCAAACCAGTAATAATTTTTTGTGGTTCATCAAATCCTGCCATTACACCATAGACTCTTCTTGTTTTGTACATTTCTGCAATATCTATACTTGGGTCGTATGTTTCTTTAAATGCAGTACCATTTCTAAAACCAGCAATAGGTTTTCTTTTACCACTGTACATTACTTCATCCCACTCTAATCTTTTTGCATCTATTTCTTCTAATGCGTCTTTTAATATAGTTTGGTATTCTCTAACATGCAGTGATGCAGATTGTCCTAGCTCTTCAAGTCCTCTTCCAGTAACAAACGCATTTGGAGACTGTCCATCATCTGATACTGGATAAGCAGAACCTAATCGCAAGTGTCGTTCAAGTCTATCTATTTGTTGGAACAACTGATAAGGTAAATTATTAGTAGGTTTGCTAACTTGTGAACCTGGGGTCAAGTAGTTAACAGCGAATCTACCTTTTCTATATTGTCCTGATTCTATCTCACCAATGATGTTAGTTTCTGTAAACACAGCATCTTCCATAGCTATAACAGATAGAACATTGATTTTTGCCATATTAGCCATTAATCCAATTACATGATGGAACTGGCTTTGCATTTGGTCAAAACTGTAACGCTTTGCTATGACAAATCTTGGTCCTGATTTTAA